GCCCGCTTCCGAGATCGCTGCTGATCGTCTTGTAAAGGGCGCTGTTGGCGAAGCATACGGATGTCAGGTCATCATCAGCAACAAACTGACCGCTTCTGGCGCTGCTTACATCGTAATGCCCGGCGCACTTCGCTACTTCCTCAAGAGAGACACTCTCATTGAGCAGGAACGTGACATTCTTTACTTTAAAAATGTATACACCGCGTCCAAACATGGCGTCTGCTATCTGTATGACGCATCTCGCGCTGTAAAGATTGCCTAAGTATGGGGATGCTTTATCACCGTCACGTTGTTGAAATGGAAGAGGCCAAAAAAGCCTCTTCCGCCAATGATGTGAAGGAAAAGAAGGAGACTACTGAATCTCCGAAAAAGCGCACCAAGAAGGGCGCTGAGAACTAAAGAATCGAGGTAGGCATATGTCTTGTTCTTGCTCAGATGGAAAACTGAACATGGTTAAAACGATGCTGGGCATTGATGCGGCAGACGAGTCTCGTGATGCGATGCTCAACGCCTACCTTGAGATGTCCAAAGCTGAAATCCTCAACTGGATGTACATCAATTACCCGGAGATTCCTGCTGATGCCGAGTTCCCGGCAAAGTATGATATCACGCAACTCAATGCTGTCGTCGCTGGATACAATCTGCGCGGTGGCGAGAATGAGTTGAAGCATACAGAGAACGGAGTGACGCGTGAGTTCAACTTCTCCGATATGTTGATGTATATCCGCGCTCATGTATACCAGAAGGTGAAAGCATGAGAGAGATGGAAATCAACAAGCAAAAGATCTACTACGCACTGTATAACGGCATGACTGATTCGGTCGATGCATCCGGGTACAAAACCGGCGAGAAGGAGAAATCCTACTCTGATCCTGTGCCATTCCGCATTAATGTGTCTCCAGCGAGAGGCAATGCTGAACGGGACGGATTTGGAATTGATCTGAATTATAGCAAGACAATGTCCACTGCGGACATGAATTGCCCAATTGCAGAGGATTCCATCCTGTGGATCGGCATCGAACCGACTGAGCCGCATAACTACTATGTAGTCCGCAAGGCTGTTGGCCTGAACGACATAGTGTATGCAATCCGGGAAGTGAAATTGAGTGTCTGATCACATCATTGACATTGATCCGCTGAACCCGTTTGATGTGCTTAAAGCAAGTATGCAGTACCGTCGCCTGCGGAAAGAATGGGATGCAAAGGTGGATATATTCCTCCAGCGCATTGCAGAACGTGGACGCGAGGTGCTTGACGCGGCTGGATACAACGGTGAATCAGTAACCGTAACGGTCGAGGAAATCGATGATGGATACTGCATAAACGCTGCCGGGAAAGGCATAGTATTCCTTGAATTCGGCGCCGGTGACGCTGTAAACAGTGGAAACCGCTATGCGGACATGATGCCATTTGAAGTCAGGCCGGGTTCGTATTCAGAAACACACGGCCAGCAGTATTCCACGTTTGGCAAGTGGGTATTCGGCGGAATGGTCTATCATGAGATTGTCCCGCGCAACGGTATGCAGACGGCATGGGAAACTATCATGCAGGAATGGCGAAGTATCGCCGAGGAGGTATTCTCGTGAACATCACACGAAACGCTGTGTACAATTACATACACGACGCTGTGAAGGCCGGGAATCCTGATGTGTACATCACAAGTGTATACGAACCAGTTCCAGCACAGATGCCAGCCGTAATCCTCCGGGAGATTGGAGATTTCCGCAACCGGGAGAATATGAGCATGACCGGCGTTCAGGGCATTCGGACTTCCACATTTGAAGCGCAAGTCGTGAGCGGGAAGACGAATGGTTCACTGTCTGAGGCGTATGAGATCTTAGAGTTGGTGAAGCAGGCATTCTTCACATTGCTTTACAATGAGACGAATGTCGTGATTGTTGAGGATGGAGGCACGGGTCGTTATAGACTCAGGGCATCATATAGGCGGGTGATCGGCGATGCCGACACCTTGCCTACTACTTAAATAATTTTGCAAAGGAGATACACAAATGGCTGGTGAAGTGAGTTCTGCCGGGATCAAAATCCAGTATGCTGTGGAAAGCACTGCTGGCACGCGGCCTACTACCGGTTACAAAGAGAAAGCAACCGGTGCAACACTGAACATCGCTGACTACGTTACTGGCATTTCCGGTCTGACTGCTGAGTTTGAGCAGTATGACGTCACTCCGCTGTCTGAGACTCAGCGTCATCGCTTTGTTAAAGGACTTCAGGGCAACGACGGAAACCTCTCTCTGTCCTGCAATATCAATCCGACGTCCCGCGCCGATTGGGGTGCAATCGTCACTGAGTACGAGGCGCTCACGGACGGCATCGGTATGTGGTTTGCATTCACGCTGCCGGGTGACACGCAGAGCGCGTATTTCAGGTGCATTCCGTGTCCTATGGGATTCCCGGACGTCGAATCGGCATCCGCTGTTCAGGGCGCTGTGCAGTTGATTGAGAACCAGTACGCTGGTTGGGCAAATAGTCCGTCTTAACGGATGATTAATAGGGGCGGATACCATTCTGCCCCATTTCTTTTAGGAGATTGAGATGATGAAGAGTGCGAGAACAAAAATTGAATTTGACTACAATAACAAGCATTATTGTTTAATGTATACTGCGAACAGCTTGAAAAAGCTGGAACGCTCTGGCGTAAAATTCAACAAGCTGGAGGACATGATCTTCAGCGCCCCGGAGCAGTTGTTCCGTGGGGCATTCTATGCGAACCATCCGACTGAGAATGAGCGAACAATCCACGAGATTTATATGGCGCTAAAGCGGACGGCAGAAGATGGCACTCCTGAGTACGATGAAGACGGGCATGAAGTCGATATGCTTACTCAGGCGCTTGGTGACATGGTCGCTGAAGCTGTTGAAGAACTGACTGGACGTGGTGAGCAGGGAAACGTGGTCTGGAAGGTGACGTAACCGCATCGTTGCTTTCCGATGATGAATCAGAGCATGGTGTAGAACGAAGTTTCGGCGAGACATTGGACAAGCTATGTAGCTATTACATGGCCTTGGGAGTGTCCGCAGATGAATTTTGGAACGGTGATTACACCATGCTTAAATACTATGTTGAGCGACATAGGATTGCGGTAGAGCAGCAAAACGAACAGCTATGGTTGCAGGGATTGTATTTCTATGATGCGCTTGTGGTGGCATTGTCGCAGTCGATGACAAAGCATAGCACTGCAAAATACCCTGAGAAACCATATCGCCTTACCCCGTTGTCTGAAGACGAGCAGGAACTGGAGAATAAGAAGAAGGTTGAAGAGTTCCGCGCACAATTAATGGCATTGGGAAAGCGTTTTGAAGCGAAACACAAACGCGAACGAGGTGAGGACGCAATTGGAAGTTGAAAACTTAGTATTTAACATAAAGCGGACTGGCGATACTGCCGCAAAAGGTACAGATCGCCTACGCAACTCGCTGGAACGTCTTGGCAAAGCGTCCGAAGGCGCAAACCGGAAAGTGAGCGGGTTGCTTGGCACAATGAGTCGAATGTCCAAACTGATGATTCTGAGGCAAGTCATTCGCAGAATTATCAAGGTCATGGAAGAGGGACTCAAGAGTGCCTATATGTTCAATTCGATGGCCGGTGGAGAAATGGCAGCGGCACTGGATGCGCTCAAATCCGCAGCTGTACAGACTACTGGCGCGTTGGGTTCGGCATTCGGTGAGATGATTGCAACCGTGGCGCCAATCCTGATTTCTCTTCTGAACTTGGTCACGAGAGTTGCCAACGGCATCGCGCAACTGTTTGCAGTGCTGAGTGGACGTAGCACGTACACAAAGGCAATTGCAACGTCTGAGAAATGGGCAGCGTCTACTGCCAAGGGTGCAAAAGCTGCCAAAGAGTGGAAGAACCAGCTGATGGGGTTCGATGAAATCAACCGGCTGGAAGAACCTTCGGACTCCTCTGATGGAGGCGGGGGCGGAGCCGCTCCGTATGCTGGTGGTTTTGAACTGGCACCGGCATTTAACGAATGGGCATCTCAGTTGAGGAAAATCACGCTGGACTGGTGGCACAGTCTGGATCTGGAGCCTATCACGAAAGCATGGGAACGTCTGAAGACTGCCGTCATGGATTTTGTCAGCATCGTTGATGACGCGCTGTATTGGGCATATACAAAAGTGCTTCTGCCGTTTGGCAAATGGGCAATTGAGGATGCGTTCCCGGCTGGATTAGAATTGGTCGCATCAATTTTGGAATTTATCAATGCGGTGCTGAGAAAACTCGCCCCTTATGCGCTTGAATTTTACAACAATGTGATTAAACCAGTGGCTACATTTATTGGAGACGTGTTGGTTAAAGTATTGCAATGGTTGTCCGATGCGTTTTCAAGTCTTGCAGAGAAAGTTAAAAAGGCGAAAAACATCAAAGAGTTCGTTGAAAGTTTATCAGGCGGAGAAGAAATCCTAATTGGATTTGCGACTGCTGTGGGAATTGTAGTATCTGCTTTTGAAACGTGGAAAACTGTTAAATCTATTGTTAAAACCGTGCAGGGAGTGATTGGTTTACTTGGTAGTCCTACTGGTATTGCAATACTTGCAATAACCGCTTTGGTTGCTGCGGGCATCTGGCTTTACAACAACTGGGATGAAATCAAAGCACAGGCAAAGAAACTTTGGGAAACAGTCAAGAAAACGTGGGGAGATATCAAGGACTGGATTCAAAAGAAAGTTGATGCTATCAATGAAATTATAAAGCCTATAGGTGATTGGTTTTATAATCATATCACGAAGCCGCTGGAAGATATGGTCGATTCTGTGAAACAGTGGTTGGACGATTTCAAGCAGAAGTTTGAAGATACATTTGGGGACACGCTGATTGGTAGGCTGTTGGGATTCAAGTCCACAACAAACGATACAGCTGTTAGCGTGACTAACGACATGGCTGCAATGAGCGACAGTATCTTCAATGTCTATAATGATGGTTCTATCTTGGGTTCGCTGGCATCAGCATTTGAAAGTCTTGGCGCGAGGGCACATGGGCCACTCCAAGATATTATTACTGGTCTTGGATTCATTATTGGACATAGCATGGATGCTCTGGCAGGGTTGAATGCTGTGGAGGCGAAGAGTGTGCCAAGCGCACATTCCAGAACATCGCATACATCGTCAGGATATGCTTCTGGTGGATTCCCGGATGAAGGTGAACTCTTCATGGCTCGTGAGGGCGGAATGCCAGAACTGGTAGGCCGCATTGGGAACCGCACTGCTGTCGCGAATAACGACCAGATTGTGCAGGGCATCAGCAACGGCGTATACAATGCCGTCGTGAGTGCAATGAGTCTGGTCAGCAACGGTAATAACAATTCTACGCCGGTCGACATATACCTTGATGGCAAACTGATTGCCCGGTCGACAACGCAATACCAGAAGCAGTTTGCCCGTGCTGGCACGATGTAATGGAGGGGCAATATGGTTTTAATAGTAAACAACGTAAATATTGTCCCTTACATCGCGCAGGGTGGAATCAAGTGGCAGCGGAATGACATCGATGCTCCGAATACCGGACGCACAATGGACGGTACAATGCAGCGAGGCCGGGTTACAACGAAGATTCGCATGGACATTACTTGTCGACCGATGAAGGCAAGCGAATTGCGAACCGTTCTGAATGCAATATACCCGGAGTATGTCAATGTGATATACGATGACCCAATGTCCGGGCGTGTAACGAAAACGATGTACTCCAACAACAACCCGGCCTCTTTCCTCGTCATCCAAGAAAATGGTGAAGAGTGGTGGACTGGAGTTACGTTCCCGCTTGTCGAAAGATAATTTCACGCATGAAGGGTGGTTAAATGAAAACAGCCTCTTCAATTTATAAAATACTCAGAACAGCCTCCACGTCATTCTATGAATGGCAGATACTTCAAGACAACAATGTATACGGCATGGACAGGCTGAAAAGCCTCACGTTTTCCCCGTCGCTGTCTGTAGATAGCGGAATAGGTATTGGTAGTGCGAACTCCACAGAGTGCCGTATGACGCTGCTGGAGGCATCTGCGAACTGGTCGAGAATGGCACGGTTTGTGGTGCAGTTCCGAATCTGCAATGAATCCAACCGGGTACAGTCAGAGTGGATTACATTTGGCGTGTTTTACACGGATGAACGCAGTGAAGATCAGCAGGGCAATCTTTCCATCGTAGCATACGACGCGATGCTCAAGATGGAGCAGTCGTGGACGGATAAAATTCCAGACGCTTCTCTCCCAGCCTCATGGCCAATTACAGCGCGTGCATGGGCAAATATGTTGCACGGGCAGGGACTAATCGATTTTGAGAACATCACTGCTCTGGATGATACAGTGCCTTTCATTGGCCTTGATACCACATCGTCCATCCGGGATGTCCTGAAATCCATCGCAGCAGTCCACGGAGCCAACTGGATGGTGACTGCCAGCGAAACATTTAAACTGGTTGCCTTTGAGAACATTACTGCCGACCAGACTTCTCTGTATGTTGACCTTGGCCTGAAGGCACAGAACTTTGTTGACAGTCCTGCGCTGGATCCCGTTACCGGCGTTCAGCTTGAAACAGAATTGGGAACCATCGCAGAGGCCGGTACAAGTACCGGGTATGTCCTTAAAGCTGCCTGCGAATTTGCCACTACAACGGGCGTTGCGGCGCTTTGCTTGAGCAAGGTACAGAATT